CAAGCCTTGCCGTGTTGAATTCTTCCTTGATGAAAAAGCAGTGAAGGGCAGCATCCAAGCTACTAAAGAAATAAGAAAGTTAGTCGCTACCTCTTCAGAATAGTTTCTCCCCAAGCTCACGCAATGTGAGCTAACTTGCCCTCTGCATTCTAACCAGTGCAGAGGGTTTCTTTTTGGATACGATAAAGAATGAGATAACGTGCCAAGCTATTAAGATGAAAAGGGAACTGGGGTAATGAGTAGGGCTTAAAAGTTACGCATTGGTACGCTCAACAGAACAATTTTGTCAGCATAACTTTTCCCGTGTGATGACGTGCAAAAGAAACTCTATAGCCCTGCATAATGTCTGTATAATGATCTATAAAGCTTGGGAATAAAATCGTCATCGAGGAGTGTGGGGGTGCGAAGCTCTAGACGGGCGCGATAGGGCCACTAGGGAGTACCCATACGTCTTACTCCCAGCCGCTCTATTTTTTATTTTTTTAAACTAACTTTGGAATACACAAAAAAACCGCCACTAATTTAATAATGACGGCATAACGACAGTACGTGTTAAGGTTTTAATAGTCTTTAAAACTAGGTTCAGTAATTATTACTAATTCTAAAACAGGTTCAGTAAAAGCTTTGTCTAAAGTACTACATCCAGTGGTAAGTATAATTAAAAATAATAGAAATAATATTAAAATAGCTACAGTAAGTATCTTAGACCTTCTACGTATCTCTATACCCTCTCTGCTATCATACATTTAACACTCCTTATATAGTGTCTGTGTACACTATTATACACCCCACCACGAATCTGTCAAGAGAAAAGTGAAGTAATTTTAATTTTTTTATATTTTTTAGTTGACACATACCATATATAGACTATAATAGATAACAGAGAGGCAAGGTGTATTATTACCGGGGTACTGTTTCATTTTACATAAAGGTATAGTTCCTTACCAATAAAAAGCGTCATTCGTAAATCGCTTTCGTACGTTTAAAAAGGAACACTGCAGTACTATAAACACCTTACCTCTCTCCTTATTTTTTGTGTGTACATAACATGGTGTTGACATCTCAATTAGCAAAATACTACATAGCGATACTCATATCTGTAAACTCTCCTAATCAACCACCACAGGGATGGGTACAGATGCTTCATCCTTTTGATACTAGAGCAGAGTGTAAAGCAGAGCTACAGTCTAATAAGGGTGTGTATTTTATGAGTATAATGAAGCATCATCTTAAGATCATTAACAAGGTGGAGATGATGGAATGTATGACACAACAAGATATAGATTCTATAAATGATGATCTAGGTCATCCACCATCACGTAAAAAGAATGAGGGAATGGGTATATGAGCCTGTTACCTAAAACTGAACAATCGGAGGTGTGTAAAAGAATTATGGATATTATGAATTGGATTAAAAGTCGTATCGTAGAACCAACTACATGGCTTGCCGTAGGTGTAGGTGCTGTAGTCCTGTCTATGATGATTCCTGCTATAGCTATTGCACTCTGGATTATCGCTATCTGTACTGTTGGTGCTGGTATCTTTATGAAGGAAAAAGGATAAAGGAGTGTGTCTAAAGAAAGTTCAACAGATAAAGCTCTTGAGTTTATTACTGATTACGGAACATATTTATATGAAATGATGCGAAAAGGTGGTAAATTTTCAGGAGTCGGTACGTTCTTAGCGGCTATGGCTCCAAAACCAGCCCATGCACCTGCTCCATCAAGAACACGAAAAGCTGACAGAGCTTTACGCGAAGCAACAAGAAAACAAATAGAGTCTGAGTCAGAAGTAGATACTTTCTCAGAAATGGGAAAAAGCTCATCAGAAATGGAGGATGCGTTTCACACTCTTTCTAGAATTGAGAAACAAAAAGTAAACGAAATAATGAAAAAGAAACAACGTAGAGCTAAACCTTCAGCGGAGACTTGGACGTAATGCTTCCTGCTACTACCAAGAAGCGTGAACTAACCGACAAGCAAGAAAAGTTTATAAACTGTCTTATAGCTAACGGTGGTAAAGTAGGTCAAGCAGTAGCAGAAGCTGGCTACAGAGAGACTAGTAGGTCTTGGTTAATGCGTACCCTCAAGGACGAGATACTGGATCGTACTCGTTCTATGCTGGCATCGTACTCCGTTAAAGCTGCCCACCGTGTTACAGAAGGACTAGACGCTGACGGTACTGTTCCAATGAACCAGATGGATATGCGCCTTAAAAGTGCAGAAGCGATTCTAGATCGTGTAGGATTAGGTAAGAAGCAGATAACAGAAGTACAGGGTGAGATAATACACGGTGTAGTAATGCTACCTGCCAAGGATAAACCGAAAGAAATAGTAATAGAAGGATAATATAATGGGTTTACAAATAGGTGATTTAGATACTGAAGAGGAACGAGAAAAAGCTAGACGTAAAAGTGTAATGAATAGATTAAAAGGTTTATCTTCAGAACAATTAGAAAGTATGCTTAGAAGGATGGATGAACGTGAAACAAACGAGATGGAAGTTAAAACGCAAGCTGGAAGTTTTCGATCTGGTGGTTCAGTAAAAGGAAGATCAGCTATCTCGTCAGCAGAGAAATCATAATCGACCCACTACGTCTTATAACGCTACTATTATTATTTGAAATATTTTTACACACCTTAGAAATAGTAATTGACCTTAATCAACATGGTATTTCTTTTTGAACAAATATACAGCAGTTTTATGATACGCTACATAGATACAGTAACTATGGGATTCTTGTGTTAGATGGGCCGAAGCAATAAATTTACTAAAGTTGGATCACCTACAGAATATGTGACTGATAAAGGAAGACGTATCTACGAAACACCTAATCGTGAAAAGGTATCTGAAAAGTCTGTTACATTAAAAATAAAAGGAAAGTACTATAACTTTCCGTCCATACATGACGGTGTTCGATATTCACCACAAGGTATAAAGAAAATGTATACGGACGGTGAAATTAAACCTACAAGTGTTCATAGTTCAGAATCTAAAGCTGTAGACGCAGCTATAAAAAGATCACAGAATATGGAACATACTAAGAAGTCATATGCCTACGGTGGGCGTGTAGCTAAAAGTTCTTTGGAAAAATCATAAATATGTTTGGAATGGCGGTGGTACGAGCAATGGAAATGATGCCTTATTTAGACGATAAGTGTCCTAAGTGTGGACGAGAAGGATGTACGTGTGATCCTGACAACTGTGACTGTGAGCTACCTGAGAACGGTGAACAAGATAGTGCAGAATGACAGACGACACACCTAAAAAGAATAAAGGTGGTAGACCAAAGTTAAAAGAAGGTGAAAAAGGAAACTACCATTTATCTCATTTAGAACGAAAGAAACGTGCTACACGTAAGCGAATAAAAGTACTCAAGAACGCAGAAGCACAAGCAAAAAGGAAACTAGATACTTTAAAAGACAAGTCAGCCAATATCAAACACGCCGAAAAGCTAATAAGAAGCGGAGGGTTGGCTGTCGAGGAGAATGTTAAGAAGCTACCGAAAAGTGTGAGGGCAAGATTAGACGATAACACACAAATTTTATTTAATCCTAATAACGGCCCACAAACGGACTTCTTAGCTGCTCCAGAAAAGGAAGTGCTATATGGCGGTGCAGCAGGTGGCGGTAAGTCATTTGCAATGTTAATGGACTTGTTACGCTACGCACATAACGGCAACCACCGCGCACTTCTACTAAGACGTACTCTAGCTGAACTGACAGAACTGATTGACCAATCTAGAAAGATATACCCTCAAGCATTTCCCGGTTCAGTATTCAGAGAATCAAAGAGTACATGGTCATTTCCTAGCGGAGCAACAGCCTTATTCAGTTACGTAGACAAGGATACTGACGTAACACGCTACCAAGGACAGGCATTTACATGGATAGGAATAGATGAGCTAGGCCATTATCCTACACCATACGTCTGGAACTACTTACGAAGCCGACTACGTACAACCGACACAACAATAGATACGTATATGAGGGCTTCAGCTAACCCCGGTGGTGGTGGGGGTTGGTGGATTAAAAAGATGTTTATTGATCCTGCACCACCTAATGACCCATTCTGGGCTACAGATGTTGATACTGGCAAGACTTTAATGCACAGTATTAACCACCCACACAGACCGGGAGAACCATTATTCCAAAGAAGATTTATTCCAGCCAGACTAACGGACAATCCTCACCTTGCGGAATCTGGAGAATACGAAGCAATGCTTCTGTCTCTTCCAGAAGTAGAACGCCGAAGGTTACTGGAAGGTGATTGGGATGTCGCAGATGGTGCAGCATTTTCAGAATTTGATAGATCAGTCCACGTTGTTGAGCCGTTTGAAGTACCTTACAACTGGCCTAGAGTACGTGCTGCTGACTATGGTTACAGTAGCCCTAGCTGCGTCCTTTGGGGTGCAGTAGACTGGGATAATAACTTCTGGATATACAGAGAACTATATAACAAGGGATACACCGGGGAAACCCTAGCTGAAATGATAACAGCTTTGGAAGAGTTTGATCCACCAATGAGTATATCTGTACTGGATGGCTCTTGTTGGTCAAAACATGGTACAGGACCAAGCATAGCTGAAACCTTAACACGTAATGGCGTACGGTTCATACCAGCAGATAAAAACCGTATGTCAGGAAAGATAGAGTTACACCGTAGACTAATGATGAATGAGAAAACAGGTGAACCACGATTACGCATCTTTAGTACTTGCACTAATCTTGTGCGTACTCTTCCAACTATACCACTGTCTAAAACAAATTCTGAGGACGTGGATACCAAGGCCGAAGATCACGCCTACGATGCATTAAGGTATATGTGTATGACTAGACAAACTGGACTACCTCACGCTGGTATGATGAACAGAGTTAAGGAGCAGACCTACGCTCCTGTTAATCAGATATTTGGATACTAAGAATGGCTGAACAAGACGAAGAACTATTAAAATTCATGCAAAAAGGATATACTCCAGACTCTTTTACTGTAGACGAGTATTCTGGTAGGAAAGTAATTGACCCTTCAAAGTTTACACTCGCAGATGCAGAAATTCATTATAGTTATGATAGAGTAGGAAAAGGAGATGTTAAAGCAAAGTTAACAAGATTCGGGGCTTCTCAAAGAAAACTTGGTTCGATGACAATAGAAGATATAGCAGAAAACCCTAAAAGATTTAGAGATGCAGTTCTTTTAGCTGTAACAGAAGATAAAAAATCTAATACTCCTGAGAAAAAAGACAAATTACGTGCTAAAATATTTGCCGAAACAAGAGTTATACTAGCTGAAGTAAGAAAAGCTATACCTAGTGAACACATAGATACTATAACTAAAGCTTTACCTCTTGAAGACCCTAATGCACCTGAAACGATTGCTTTCTATGGAGAAGAAACAACTAAAGCTATTAAAGGTGAAGCTAATCTTCCTATAAGAGATACGCCAAAAAACATAAATACTTGGTTTAATAATTTAGATACACATGGAAAAGAAGTTAAATCAGACGCTGTATTGGTAGATGCTATTAAATATGGTGCTAATACAGGAGTACGTAAAAGTTTAATTACACAATTAAAATTAAAAAATATACAGGTTTTAGATAATGGTGAAGTCTGGTTACGTGTCCCACCAGAACAGGAAGGAGCTAAACAGAAACATACTAGGGCTGGTGGTGGTGGTCAAGAAAAGAAAATAACGTTAATACGTGTCCCTGTTAATTCAGAAGCTGCTGCTATTTTATTAGAAAGAAAAGCGGCAGTAGAAGAAAGGTACGCAGGATTATCCCAAAAAGAAATGATGAATAAGAACGTATTTTGGATGACAGAGGTTGATCCTAAAAATCCGACAGACCCGACAAAATTTAAAATGCGTGATATAAAAGCCGAAGATATAAATCGTGTACTATCTACAGTAGAAGTTCCTGATGGGCTTGTAGAAAATTTAGATGAATTTGATTACGATACATTAAGCGGTAAATTTTATTCTACGCTGCATATAGATAATCCAGACAGAGCTAAAAGCGGAGTAGAAATGTTGCGTAATATGCACACACACCTTTCCAAACAAGCAAACCTTGATCCACATGTGATAGATTATCTTCAAGCTAGAAAATCTCCAGACAAAATAACACACATGGATTTAGGTTACTGGAAGCAAGCGAGTGACACTCCTGCACCTGAAGCACTTGTAAGAGAACTTTCTAAATATGATGAATATTATAATAGGATACAAGTTTCTTTAAGAAGTTATCCACCGGGAGAAGAAGGCAGAGCTTTAATACAACAAAAATTAAATGAAGTTAAAGAAGGTATACTTGCTCAAGGGTATGTAGATCATCGTCAAGAAACAAGAGAAGTTAAAAAAGCTAGAGAAGCAGAAGCTAAACGAGTTACCGCTATTGCAAGAGAAGAATTAGGTATTAATGATCCTGAAGTCTTAGAAAGCGTTGGTAGAGCTTTTAAAACTCAAAGTTCTCTTCAGAATGTAATTGACTATGTTAATGATCCTGAATATCCACATAGAAAAGAACAATATAATTTAAGCACCGCTACAGGATTATTAGGTGCTAAAAATGCTGAAAGTACTCTTTATTCAAAAGCTGAATTTCCCGGTGAGTTAAGAGATGTAGCAAAAAAAGAACAGTTTCTTGCTACTGAAGGATATACATCAGATAGATTAAACCTTAATGGTTCTGTACCATTATCTGACGAAGATCACGTAAGACTAGCTAATGAGAGAGCAGCCCGAATAAAAAGGGCTAAAGAAATAGATCAAGAAAGAAAAAGGCAAAGGAGAGAAAGAAGGTTAGGTATAAGTAGTAAGACTCTTAAAGCTTTACCTTATATTGGAGCAGTTGCTTTATTTGGACAAGGACAAGCAGAAGCAGCTTTTAGAGAAGATGAAGCAGGAGATTTATCTATTTCTGAGTTAGACGAATCTATAGCAAGAGAAGATAAGTTTTATGCTCAAGCAGCAGAAGAAGCTTTTAGTCCATTACCTTTTACAACTTCAGATATAGAAGAAGGTTTAGAAGGAGCAGAAATACAAAGACAACTTATGGAAAGTCCTGAGTATCAGCAATTTGAACGTGAAGAAAGAGGTGCTGCTGACGCAAGAGCGTATGACAGAGAGATGGGATTACTTGCACCAGAAGGTTTTGGAGGTTTAAGACGTAGAATTGAAGAACAACAACGAAGAAAAGCTGAAGCTTTAGAAAGTACAAAAGAAAACATTATATCTTCTAGAAATCTAAGACGACCAAGAGACTTGGTAGAAGAATACCAAGGTTTTTTAAATAAGTAACTATAACTAAAAAAGGAGGAAATATCATGCCAGCAGGTAACAAACATATGTACGGTTCAGGGTACATCATGGGTCAGATGAGCAAGCAAGGCGAAATGTCTGACGCTAAAGAGTCGAACCTTTACCGTGAAAAACTTGAGTTTGGTGTCGGTACTAAGAATGGCGTTCTCACTGAGGACTTCAAATCTGAGTCAGGTAACAAGCACATGGGCCAAAACAAAATGATTATGGCTGCATCTAACCAAGGAATCTAAATCGTTATGGCAGATGATATCGAATACGAAGGCGAAGAAATGCAGGACGTACCTGAAGCAAGAGCCGCTACAGGTATTGTAGGTACTATCATGGAGCGTTTTCGTAACGCTGAATCAGGAAGACAGCTAGAAGAAGAACGATGGCTTAAAGCGTACAAGAACTACAGGGGTGTGTACGATTC